GCAAACACCCAGCGCACCATCGCGCTTAGCTCGTAGATCAGCCGCTCGCGCCCCGCGCCCACGCCGAGAATTTGCGCATCGGGACGAATCGCCCCGAAGTCGCGCAGCGCGCGGAACGCCATAGCCGACTCCCACTGCTTCCGGTTGCGCAGCGGCGTGCCGTTGCCGAGTTCGGCATAGTGCGACAGATCGAGCACCGCGTTGTAGTTCATGCTACGGGCGCCAACGCGCCCACCTCTTCCGGGTCTAGTGGTTGCCCGCCCATAAATGGCACGTAGTGTGGATACCCGTCCGCGAGATGCGCCGCCGGGTCCGCGTTGCCGCCCACCAGCGCCGCATAGCGCGCTTCTCGCTCGCGCCGCGCTTGCAGCGGCAGAATCCACCCATAGTGATAAATGTGCAGGCGCGGATCGTCGGGCAAATAGCCCAGCCGATAGCCGTCGGCGTAATTTAGCTGCTCGTGCACCGCGCCGTCATAGCGCAGGCCGACGCCCAGCCGGAATGCGCGCACCTGCCAGTCAGGATGCCAGCGCGGGTTATAGTGCCTGCGATCCCGCACAAATCCATAGCGCGGGAGCGCCACACACTCGCACATCACCAACATCTGCGCAACCGCCGTGAACACGTCCGGGTACACCAGCTCGTCTGGGTCCAGGCGCAGCAGTGCGTCGTAGCCCTCAGCCTCGCACGCCATAATCAGCGCGTTCATGTGCCGCGCGAAATGCCAGTCAAACGGGCGCTCGTGTACCACGCCGCCATGCATCTCGAACACCAGGCGGCTATCATCTTCGCTGCCCCCGTCAAGGCCAACCAGCCCCCAGTCCGCAGGCAGCGCCAGCGCGGGAAGGTGTAAGCGCAGCCATTGCGCCTCATTCTGGAACGCCATCGCCAGGCAGAGTCTCATATCACAAACTCTCCCGCCTCAAGCGCGTCGCCCAACAACAGGTTCACGAACTTGTCTCGCAGCACCGGCCCGACCAACGCCATGAGCGTCGCCGCCTCTCGTGATTCCCGACGCGTTCGTGCCAAATCAGAGCGCAGGTCGGCAATGATCGTGTCTATGTCGTCCGTCACCACCCAGCGCAGATGGCACAAACAATGCGGATGCAGCGGCGGTAAATGTTCCATGTCGGCCATCTCATACGGCCCGTCCGCAGCCACCCCGTCGCAGATGTCCGGTTTCGGGTGTGAACCGGACAGCACCACGTCATACTGCTGCACAAATGGGTTAAGTTGCGCGCTCATAAACCCGGCGCGGCTGTGCGCCGCCGTGATCTCCGTGCGCGCCAGTCGCATCGCGTCATAGCTGGCGTCGCTACCATAAGGCTTGTTGGTGCGCCGAAGTGCGCGCCCTGGTTGCAAAAACGCCTCCAATTCTTTCGTCATGTCGCGCGCGCTGCGTTCCTCCGCCAATCCTTCGGCTAACAGCGCGTCAATCTTGCGGCGCGTCTCCACGCTCGTGCGCCAGATGCGATTGCTGAGTGTATACCCGTCCGGCCACACAAAACGGTGCGCCGGGTCGTATTCCAGGAACGGGCGCCGCCGCCACTCCATCTCGGACACGCGCGCCGCCGCCGCAAAGGGGTTAACGCTAGCGTTGCGCAGCGCAATCAGCACGTCAGGAGCATCGGTCAGCGCGCGCTCTAGAATCGTCGCGTGCTGATCAACCGCGATGCGCGTTACGTCTGCAATACTCGCAAACAGCACCGTCGCATATGGTGACAGTGGCACTACACGCCCCAGCACGACCTCGAAGGGGGCCAGCGACCGATCACGCGCCCCGCCAAGAAAGTGCGCCGTGACCATGCGCTCCGCTGCCTCACGCACTGGGCGCCGGCGGGTCAGCGGCACTATGCCATCCCCCAGCGCCTCACGCAGCAACAGATCGCCCAGACGCGACGCCAGCGACGCAAACGCTTCGGTCTGCGCCCGCTCGTGCTCTCGCATCGCGGCCAGGAACTGCTGCCAATGAGTGCGGGCCATTACGCCGCCTCCTGCACGGGCACACGCCCGGCCTGCTGCTCGCCGCCAACCGCGCGCTGTTCTTCATTTGCCAGCCTCGACGCAAACGCGATCTGTTCTTCCTGCGCCTCTTCCGCCTCGCCCTTGGCCTTCTCCAACTCATTTGTTGGATCGTCTACCAGGTCCAACGTGCCCAGCGCCGTCTCACCCGTTAGCAGGCCTACGCCATGCGCATACTTCACTTTCTCAAGCGTCAGCGCCTCGTCATCGGCCGCCACTTCGGGCCACTTCGCAGCTACGGGCGCAACCACCACCCGGCGGTCGGTGAGCGCGCGTGTGCGTAACCACACATCCGCGAGTTCGAGCAGCCCGCCCAGCGCTTGCTGGCCGAGCAGGTCATCCGCCCCTTGCCCCTCGACCTGCTGGCGCCGCATTCCTATATACTGTACAAACGGCGGCAACTGCACCTCAGCGCTGGCGCGACTGGACGCAATCGCTCCGCCCCACAAAAACTCCGGAATACGTGTACTGTCCAGCACAAGATAGAACAGCGACTTGAGAATGTCGCGAAGATCGCCGCTCCACCCATTGGGCGGCGCGACAAACTTAAAGTCACCTCCCTTGCCCACCCAAACCGTTGCGTCCCGGTCAAAACGAACCTCGACGCGCTCCTGCGTATTGCCCTCGCGGTCGGTATAGCTGCCCGTTTCGGCCGTTTCATTGGCTTTAATAGTTTCGGCAACGTTCTCCAGGCCCACAAATGCGGGAAGGGGATGGCCCATGATTTCCGCGCCGTCCATTGCCGCGACGATCAGATCGTCATAGCGCGAAAAAAGCGGTAGCAGCGACTCGTAAATCGGGCGCCCGCGCTGTTCGTTCGTGCCGCGATCACATGCCCAGTGCACCACGGGCAGGCGCCCGATCAGATTGGGGAACGTAAACGACTGCTCCTGCCCTACCGTGACGCCAATATCCTGCACTGTCTTGTGCCATTTCAGCGCAATGGTGCGCTGAGTTATTTCGTACTTGTCGGTGACGGTCACCGTGTCCGTCTTCGTGGTGATGGTGTAGACAACCGGCAGGAGCGCGTCAAACGGGCTGTACTCGACCTCGACCGTCTCCGGGCTGGCGATGCTCAGCGTGCCATCCCCGTTGACAATCAAGTACGCATCGCCCAGCGCGTACAGGTCCACCAGTGTCTGCAAGAATTGCCCCGCGTTACGTTCGAGCCATCGGGACAAAAGCGAATTCGTGTACGTTTTCGGATCGCTCTCGTTGTCCGGATCTCCCTTATCCGTCAGCGCCAGCGTTGGTCCCTCTCCCCACACATACGATGCGACAATCTGCGTAATCGGATTGCACAGCAGCCCGCTAAACTTGTAACCGTCCTGCTTTCCACGGCGCAGCTTGTCCCAAAACACATAATCGGGCGTGGTTTCGTCAACCGACTTCGTGATCGAGTGCCGCGCCTGCCAGGGCATCGTGACGTATACCGCGCGTCCGATAATCTCGGATACGGTGTGCTGGGGCAGGCGCGGCGTGATCTCGGCAATTGTCATTAGCTTCTCGGTCCCACCTTTGCCGTGCGCCGCGCGCTGCTATATAGCCCTGTGTGCGGAATACGAAGCACTTGCGCCGTTTGTGCCACCGTCGCGCGCCACGCCAGCGCGCGCGCGATCACCGTGTCATCGTGGAGACCTTCGGGCGCACTATACTGGCTGCGGCCCGTCGCCGTAACCTTGCGCTCATACGCCAACAGTTCCCCGGTCGCATATGGCACATCAAGCCACTGCGCCTCTTCCCGCTCGAACGCCAGCGCCAGCGATTCAATCAGCGGCGGCTTGCTCGCGCTTGTCGTCTCAAAGCCCGCCACTGGCAAGCCCGCCCGCTCCAGCGCCTCAAAGTTTGGCTGCCCGATGCTGTTCATCTCCACCAATAAATAATTCACGTGCCACATCTCACAAAGCGCGGCGATGCGCTGATACTGATAGTGGTAATCAATCTGATTAAAGCGGTCCAGGTGCAGCTCACGGCGCGTACTCGCGTCAAAGATGCTGATCGCAGTAAAGTCGCGCTGCTTGCCCCAGTCCAAACCCGCCACAATGCGGTGCTGGTGCAATCGGTCCGGGTCGCCCGGCGGCGCGATCAGACACGCATCCACGTTGCGGAATACCGCGCCGGCGCCTTCCAGGAACTCCGCGAGGATTTCCTGCCGGTATGCGTCCTCGCCCATGTCACTTGTAAGTTCGGCCACCGCTTCCGGTGACAGGTGCGGGTTGTCGTGCGTGACCGCGTGAAATGCTGCCCAGCGCCCCGTGTCATCGCCAACCGCTTTCTGGTACAGTTGAAAGAAGTGATTGCGCAATACGGGCGTGCTGATGAACCACGTATCGCCGTCAGTGTCGGCCATCATGGGCGATACCACGTAATCCCATACTTCGGGGGCCATTTGCGCATACTCGTCAAGCACAATAAAATCGCCGTAATCCCCCTTCATGGTTTCGGCGTTCCAGGCAGTTTTCGCCTTAATGCGCCCGCCGCACCAATTCAGCGCCATGATGCGCTTCGACTCGTTTTTGTACACCAGCTTGCGCTCAATCAGCGGACGCAACCAATCTTTGCTTAAGTCCCAAAACGTGTCTACCTGGTCTTGCGTGGGGCTGGCGAACAGTACGCGCCGTCCCACCATTGCCCGCGCTACACCCTCCGCCGCCGCCATGTGCGTCTTGCCAAACCGCCGCCCCGCGCAGATGACCTTGCGCTTGGCGGGGTGCTGCATGATGGCCGCTTGTGCATCGTGCGGCGTGGGGAGCGTGACGGTTAGCTCCATTTAGCGCTGCTGTAACCCCGTAGGCTTAGGCAACTCCGTCAACCCAAACTGCCGCGAAAATGATCGACTGCTTTGCCATTCCGACTCAAGCGCCGTCATTGCCTCGCGCCATTGCGCCTTATCGCGTTCAAGCCCCTTGCGACGCTCAGGCGCTTTGCGGTACTGCGCATTAAGTCGTGCGCGTGCTTTCTCCGCCCGTGCGTTCAACGCCCCAATGCGGTCAGACATGCGGCCCAGGTCACCTAGCTTGCGGATACGTTCACCGGGGGTCATCTCAGGCGCAGCAGCAGTAGCGCCACCCGCCGCCACAAAGTTGCCCGACTTCCAATGCCCGCCGCTAGCTGCCATCCTTGTCATCTTTTTCGCGCGCCTCATGCACAACGCGCACAATCACCTCGTGGTCCTTCTCTTCAGGCTGCACGTCCAGCCCCAACAGTCGGCGCCGCGCTTCCATCAGGCGCAGCACGCGATCCAGCGCGGGATATTCGGGCGGCACGTCCTCAATCGTGCCGTCCTCGTGCTGCACGCGCCGCCCACGCGCCCGGACCCACAATGCTGTAATCAGCGCGTCGATACGCTCGACTTCGAGCTGGCGCAGTTCGCGCGCGTGGCCCTGCTCGATTTTCGCAAGCGCGCGCAGAGACGCCTTCACGTCAAGCCACGCCTGCGACTCGCTCACGCCCAACTGCTCTCCAATTTGCCGATAGGACAATCCCGCCTTGCGCAGCTCCAACGACTTCACGCGGCGCTCGGCAGCTTGTTCAGATCGTCCTACGTTCGCATCTTTCCGTGCCATGCCCTATGCCTATGGTCTTGAGTATTACTTTGCCCACGGGGGCGGCGCACCATATGAGTCATATTTGCCAGTAAACTGGTTCTTGTACTGCACCAGTTCACCCCTGCGATATGCTTTATCAAGCGCAGATCGTTGCGCCTTCGTGAGTGGTGCAATTTTAGAAACGCGCCCCACCCTTGCCAGACGGACAACTTTTTCTGGCGACATGGCGTCATATTTCAGGCCATGTCCGCCATATGTTTCCCTCGCCGCTATGAACACGCCCGATTTCCAATGCCCACCCGATGCGGCCATGTGCTATCCCCCCAGTGGGTATTCCTGTCCGGCGCGCAGAACGCGCAAGTCGCGCCACTGCACTTCTTTCGAAAGATCACTCTTCGAATATTTACCGCGTTGCGCCCACGTATTGGTAAACCCTAGAGTAACGCGGTTAACCTTCGTGATCGTGCCCATCACAAAGGGAGACCCCTGGGTGCTAAAACGGGGATTTCGCTCCCCGTGACTGATTATGGTGTCACCTTGCTGAAGCTCTCCAACGGAAATGTGACGCGCCTCGCTCTTGCCGCCGCCCGCCGCAACAAAAGTTCCCGACTTCCAGTGCCCCCCACTCGCGGCCATTACGCAGCCCCCTCGATGTCCAAGTCTACCCACCATTCGCGCGTGCCGTCTGGCAGGAACACCATCACGGGCATGTCGCGGTCATCGACCAGCGCCGCGCCGCCCAAACGCGCCATTGCGAATGCGGGCGAGCGCACCGGGTTTAATTTGATGCGCCCATCGGCCCAGATTAGCGCCAGCAGTTGAGAATACGTCAGCGTTGTTGGCACGGCGTGCGTATGCCACAGATTGTGCGCCACGGCGCCGAGATACGAGTCAATGCCATACTCGCCCGCCGGGAATTGCGGCCCGAAGAATGCCAGGAAATCATCAAGCGTCACCAGTCCACCGTCTGGCATTGCGGCGTGGCACCAGTTCACGAAGTCCTGTAACACCGGGAATGTGCGCCCATATAGGCGCCGCCACGGGTCAAAGAACGCGCTCGCCGTGCCTTGATTCGCGCTGAACACCGATAGCCCCACGCCTTCCGCCATCTCGCGTGTGTGTAGGAAATGGGCGAAATCTGGTGCCGCAATGTGCTTGTGTGCACGCTCTACCGCATCGCGCCCCATCGCGTCCAGTGACGCCTCGCTAATCTGTCGGGACTGGCGGCGCGTAAAGTGTAGGCGTTCAATCCATACACCGTGCACGCCCAGCGCGCGCAAGCGTTCGAGCACGGGTAGTGGATCGGGCAACCATTCCGGCACAAGCGGGTTCAGGCCCACAACCACCGCGTGCCCGCGCGCCACAAGCCGCTCAATCAGCGCGTAGCGATCTTCGAGCGAAGGCGCGCCCGGTTCCACCGCCGCGCGCCGCGCGTCATCCTCAAACGCAATGCTGATATACCACACGCTTGGCTTCAGGAATGCCAGCGCGTCATCAATCCCGCGCCCGCCTTTCGTCTGGAGCACAACCGGAATCTCCAGGCGCGTCATCGCCTCCAACAGCGGCAGGGCGAGCTTGTAATTGCTGGCCGCAAATGGATCGACGCGATTGGATACCACCACCGGATACCCGTGCTGCAGCAGCATCGCCGCCACACTCTTGCGCGTCTGGTAATGTTGCAGCAGCGAGAGAATCCGCTTAACGTTAGCCTTACGGTTCGGCTGGTTCAGATTCGCAAAGCAGTAGGCGCAGGAGTGCGAGCAATAAGATAGTGACAGCTCCAACGGCGCCGGGCTGACCAGGAACTCGCCCCAGTACGTGTCAAGCATAGGTCAGGACCATCTTAATTCCCGAAGCCAATCCCTGTGTGCCCCATCGTTTCTAGGCGGGTCACAAATCCGCCGCGCGCCGGCTCTTTTCCGAGAGTGCCCGCGCGAATGGCTCCGCTTTGAATGTCGCGATAGAACTTGCCCGCCTCTCGTGCTGTGTCGAAATACTTGGCACCCGTAGATCCGCCCACCCACACGGAATAACGCCGCACGCCCATATAGCGACCCTCAGTTGCCACCCCGCTTGTTACGCCTAGAGGATGAAAAACGCCACCCTTCCAATGTCCACCGCTAGCGGCCATCAGCCC